GTAGCAGACACAGAGATACAGCTTGCAGCCACCACGATTGATATAAACGGTGCTGTAGACATATCAGGTAATCTCACTGTAGGTGGCTCTCTCACATTAGCAAGTGACTCTGTAAGCATAGACTCTATAAACGGTGTTACAGCAACAACAGCAGAACTAAACATATTAGACGGTGTAACGTCAACAACAGCAGAGTTAAATATATTAGATGGCGTGACTGCTACAACTGCAGAGCTAAACATCATGGACGGTGTTACAGCCACCACTGCAGAGTTGAACATCATGGATGGTGTAACCTCTACAGCCACAGAGCTAAATGTAATGGATGGAGACACATCTGCTACATCAACAACACTAGCAGATGCTGACAGAGTTGTTGTAAACGATGCAGGGACAATGAAGCAAGTTGCCCTAACTGACTTTGAAACATACTTTGAATCCGTTCTTGATACTCTTTCAAATGTTACAACTGTAGGCACACTTGACAGTGGTGCTATATCATCCAACTTTGGTAATATAGATATAGGTTCTAGCAACCTTACAGCCACAGGAACAATATCATTAGGTGCTACATCATTTAATGACCAAAACATAACAAACGTAGGTAGTGTACAGTTAGATAGCATTGCAGGAGATGCAGACAGCAATACAAGCATAACATTCTCAGGCTCTGACGTTATAACAGTAGCAACAGGTGGCACAACTGCCCTTACTGTAGATGCAAGTCAAAACGTGGCAATAGCAGGCGACTTAACCATAACAGGTGATGACCTGACTATGGGAACAAACACATCTGGTCATCTACTCATAGCAGACGGTACAAACTTTAATCCTACTGCTGTGGGAGACTTGTCTGAAATATCAACTATTGCTAATGATGATGTTTTACTTGCTGTTGATACATCAGGTGGTGGACTAAAGAAAGTAGCCAGAAGCACACTCGTATCAGGTTTGGCTACATCAAGTGCTATTGCTAATGTTGTAGAAGACAGCACTCCTCAGTTAGGTGGAGACTTAGATGTCAACGGCAACGGTCTTGTGTCAACATCAAATGGTAACATTGCCTTAACACCAAATGGCACTGGTGTTGTACGAATAGATGGCTCAAATGGTATTGACATGCAGTCAGGAGCTATATCTATAAAGAACTCTGGTACACAGTCTTACATAGACTTTTATTGTGAGGTTAGCAATGCTCACTACGCTAGACTACAAGCCCCTGCACACTCAGATTTTTCTGGTAATATTACTTTAACAATGCCACCTACAACAGACACATTAGTAGGTAGAACAACAACGGATACACTTACAAACAAAACACTAACAACTCCCATCATAACAGAAATAGACTCAGGCTCTACAATTACGCTTGATGCTACAACAGATATTGTATTAGACGCAGATGGTGGAGATGTCACACTAAAAGACGGTGGAACAACTTTTGGTAACTTGAAGCAGTCTAGTGGTGAGCTAGTAATACAGTCAGGCTCTACACCTACAACAGCTATAACCATGAGTGGTGCTAACGTAACTGTTGCAGGTAATCTTACGGTTAGTGGTACAACCACAACAGTGGACAGCACAACAGTAAATATACAGAACGCTTTTGTCTTTGAGGGTGCTACTGACGATGCACATGAAACAACATTAACAACAGTAGACCCAACAGCAGACAGAACAATTAGTTTACCAAACCAGTCAGGTACATTACCTGTATTAGCTGCAGCAAGTGCAACACAAATTACATCAACACCAGAAGAGTTAAATATACTAGACGGTGCGACTGTAACTGTTACTGAATTAAATATTATGGATGGTAATACTTCAGCTAGTTCTACAACACTTGCTGATGCAGACAGAATTGTAACTAACGATGATGGTACAATGAAACAAGTAGCCTTAACAGATGTTAAGACTTATTTATCAAGTGCAGGATTTAGTACAGACGACCCTACGGCACTTGCTATTGCCTTGGGTTGATATAGGAGAAAGATATGGCAAATACATTTAAGGTGGTAACTTTTGCAGCAGAACCAAACTCTGCAGGGACACCATACGTAGTATACACAGCAGGGTCAGGAGTAACCACCGTTGTGCTAGGATTAATACTAACAAATATAAACACTGCTCAAGTAACAGCAGAGGTAGAGTTAGTAAGTGATACAAGCAATAGAGGTGGCTCAAACGATGTAGCCAACGGCACAGCTTTTCTAGCAAAAGATATACCCATACCTGTAGGTAGCTCTGTAGAATTACTCTCAGGAAACAAAGTTGTTTTAGAAGCAACAGACCAAATAAGAATAGACTGCTCAGTGGCAGATAAACTAAGTGGCGCATTATCAGTTATGGAAATCACGTAAGGATAAAGAATGGCATATATAGGCAATACACCTGCTAATATATTTACCTCTCTTGAAACGCAAACCATCACAGGGGACGGTAGTACAGAGTATACACTAACCCACGCTGTGTCTTCAGGTAAGGACATCCTAGTTTACATCAATAACGTAAAACAGGAAGAAGGTTCGGGTAAATCATATACAGCTACAGGCAATACTATAACTTTCTCAGACGCAGTAGCAAACACCGACTCATGTTACTTGCTCTATGTAAACAGAGCAATAGCTACTCATACACCTGCAGACGCTAGTGTAGACGCAGATGCTATAGCAGGTGGGGCTATTAATTCTGGTAAAATAGCTAACGCTACTCTTGTGTTACCTAACAAGCTAGACATGAATGGTAACGAATTAATACTAGATGCAGACGCTGACACAAGCATCACATCAGATACAGATGACCAGATAGACATACGCATAGCAGGAGCAGATGACTTCAGATTTACTGCTAACAACATGAATGTCCTATCAGGCTCAACACTTACCATAGACTCAGGTGCTACAATAACAAACTCAGGCACAGCAAGTGGATTTGGCATCACATGGAACATAGGCAGTGCGTATAATAGTAACTTCAACGCATCAGCAGGTAATGGATACTTTGTTAGCACATCAGGTGGAGCAGTAACAGCTACATTACCTTCATCGCCAAGTGCAGGAGATGAAGTAAGATTTATAGACCTAAGTGCTACGTTTGACACAAATAATCTTACAGTAGGTAGAAACAGTGAGAAGATAATGGGTGATGCTGCAGATTTAACTGTTGCCACAGAAAGAGCAGGATTTGGTTTAGTGTATTCAGACAGCACTAATGGTTGGCTACTAATAGATAAGTAAAGGTGAATAATGGCAACGTATGAAGCAAAAAGATACAATTTTGTAGGTTCTATTGCAGCAGGCACAATACTGCCTTGGAGTAATAGCACATTACCTACAGGATATTTACATTGTGATGGGTCTGCTGTATCAAGAACAACTTACGCAGCTCTGTTTGCAGTAATAGGAACAGACTATGGTGCAGGCGATGGGTCAAGCACATTTACATTACCAGACCTGCAAGATAAAGTTCCGCTAGGGCATAGTGGTTCAAAAGCTGTTGCGTCAACAGGAGGGGCTGCGACAGTTTCTTCAAGTGGCTCTATTACTGTTGCAGAATTAACACCTGCAGGAAACGTAGGTGGTAGCACTGCAGCCACAACAATCTCGACAAGCAATATGCCATCGCACTCACACACTTCAGGTATTTATGTTTATGAAAATGCTACACGTAATCCTGCAGGCGCAAGGATTTTTGTGAACCAACAAGATAGATCAAACAACTTTGTTTCTACAGGTAATACTGGTGGAGGTGGCTCACATTCTCATAACATGAGTGCTAACTTTTCAGGAACTGCTGTCACACCAACAGCCAACTATTCTGGTTCAGCAACGTCTGTTGTGCAACCATATGTCGCAGTTAAGTATATGATTAAAACGTAGGAGAGTAAAATGTTTGATAGTCAAAAAATAACAGATGCAAATTTCATAGTAAGTTTTGATACACCATACCAAGAGTTATGTGATGAAATTATAAAAGAATTTGAAAACATAATTAATAATAGTAAGGGATCAGCCCATTACATGAATGGTTCTATGACTAATAACGGTGAAGCAGAAAGAAAAGATGAAAGTCTTTTGTTTAACACTACGTTACCTGAGTATAATGAAAAAATACACAATGTTCTTGCTGAATATACTCCGAAATATGGAGATATGTTTCCAAGCTTTAATATGATTAATCACACTTCAACTGTAAGCAAAGTACAGAGAACAATGCCAAAAGGGGGGTTTCATACTTGGCATCCAGAACAGGTAGGTACTCCTGACTGCATGAATAGAACTTTGACTTGGACATTATATCTAAATGATGTCCCAGAGGGAGAGGGTGAAACAGAGTTCTTAGAGTATGGTATGAAAGTACAGCCAAAAAAAGGCAGACTTTGTTACTTTCCTGCAGCATGGACGCATACACATAGAGGTAATCCAGTTTACACAACAACAAAGTATATAGCTACTGGTTGGTATTATTTTTCATAGGATATTAGAATGACGCATTACTCGTTTATTGTATCAGATAAAACAATAGTTAAAGATGGGGTTGGATACATAGTGCCATCGGATGACACATGGATAAATGATTATTCTGACATTCACGCAATTCAAGTGCATGACAGCAAGGGAGAGGTTGAGCCAGTATCTGGTGAAAATCGCACAGCAACATCTACAGAAATAAAGGCAGTGAAAGATAAATGGACTGCTCTTAAAACAGCAAATGATAAAGCAATAGAAGATGCGTTTAATAGTTGGGATAGAGTGCGAGGACAAAGGTCAGGCTTACTCGATAGTACTGACTGGACAGTATCTCCTGATAGTCCATTGAGCAGTGACAAACAACAAGAGTATAAAACATACAGAACAAATTTAAGAAATATCCCACAGACATACTCATCTAATGATGCAAAGGATATCACGTTTGATAACGGAGATGTTCTCGTGAGTGGAGATAAAAAGATAACTAAGCCGTCTTAGTAAAAAGGAGAGATAGATGCCAAGAAGTACAATAAGTGGAACAGCGATAGACCTTGACGGCAAGGAGATGATTCTTGACGCTGACCAAGATACAACTATTACAGCAGATACTGACGATACCATTGACTTTAAGATAGCAGGTGTAGAACACATTTCTCTATCTAACTCATCAGGTGACACAGTAATAAAGCCAAGAGTAGATGCAAAAGAGATTATCTTTCAACAGTTTGACGGTAACGAGGTTGCACGTATAACTGATGGACGTAAGCTAAAGTTTTTTGACGATGGTGGTGAAAGCATAACATCAGATGGTTCTAACCTCAAGCTAGAGTCAGGTGGTACAACATTTACTGTACCTAACTCAGACGGAAGTGATGGTCAATTCCTAAAGACAGATGGAAGTGGTGCATTATCTTTTGGCACAGTAAGTACAACCACTGCTTTTGATGATGTAACAGCAGGTGATGCAGCAGTAAATGTTACAACAACTGCAGGAGACATCACCATTGACGCACAAGGTAATGATACAGACATAATACTTAAAGGAACAGACGGTGGTGCTGACACTACCTTTTTAACAATAGATGGAAGTGATGGAGGTAAAGCTACATTTAATAATGGTATCACTTTATCAGATGGTGACTTAACTTTAGCTAGTGGACATGGTATAAGTTTTGCAGCCACAAGTGATGCAAGTAATATGGATAATGAACTTTTAGATGATTACGAAGAAGGAACGTGGACACCTGCAGCTACAGCAGGTGGTGTTACTTATAGCACCTCAGGTGGTGCATATACTAAAATAGGTAATGTTGTATTTATTACCTTTGAACTCACCTTTCCATCTACGAGTAATACTGGTGGTGCAGAAATATCAGGGCTTCCTTTTACTTCTTCTTCCTCTACTGCTAAAAGAGGGGGATTTTTCTCATCATTCCATTCTTTAAATATACCCAACAAAGACTTCCTGCTTGTAACAACAAATTCAACAAATGCTATATTTTTTGATGATGATGGTAATGTCGTAACTAACAATGTATTTGGTGCTAGAACCAACAAACAGCTATTCAAGGCAGGATTTTATTTTGTAGGATAAATAAAGTTGTCAAGGTGGGATAGCCTTGATGGACAGTCCATTAACCAAAAGGAGAAAAAAATGGCAATAACAAAAGAAGCAACAGTAGATAAAGTAGAAATTGTAGGTGACTTGAAACATATACAAGTGCGAACAGTAACGGTAATAAAAGAGGATGGTGTAGAGTTATCACGTTCCTTTCATCGTCACTCATTAGCTCCTGTTACCTCTTCATATACTCCTGCTGTTGCAGAGGTAAAAGATGAAGACGGTAAAGTTACAACTGCTGCTAAAGCTGCATTTTGGACACACTCTGATACAGACATATCTAAGGAAAGCACAGAGGTGCAGGGCATAGCTAATGTAGTATGGACAGATGCAGTAAAGAAAGCTTACAAAGCCCACATGGAAAGCACCGTATAACAGGAGAAACAGATGCCTTATATAGGAACAAGCCCAACACAAGGTGTTCGTGTAAGATACATTTACACAGCCACATCTAGTCAGACTGCATTTAGTGGTGCTGATGCTAATGGTGTCACATTGAGATATCAGGATGAGGAGTACGTTGATGTATACAAAAATGGCTTGATTCTCAAGACAGGAACGGACTACTCACTATCTAACAACACAACAATGACACTAGCATCTGGTGCATCTAATGGTGACAAGATAGCCATCATTGTGTATGACGTATTTAACGTAACTGTAGATGATGCATACACCAAGTCAACAGCAGACAGCAGGTTTCTAAACGTAGCAGGTGATACAATGTCAGGTGC